ATTCCAGAGCAATATCTTCAACAATCGTTTCTTCAAAACCGTCAATATCGGACATAACAGCAGTCCGAATAGGAACTACTGCGTTAATACATTTCAGCGAAATTTGCCAAAACGAAGCGTCGTAGTTTCCAACGTTATTCTTTATGCCATATCCCCACGGATTAGTAGAACCCGATTGGATTACGGTAGCGTTACCAGTTTTTACAACAAATGCTTCATCAGAGCCGATAGTAGTAATAACACGGCTCATCATGCGAATAGGGTTAGCGTAGCGCAAAGCAGCGAACGCATCATCATAAATAACTCGACCGCCGACACCTGAACCCGAAGCGGTTAAAGTCGATGCTTCCGCAAGATTAACGGTAGCCTCTCCTTCTTTGAGTGTCTTTTTAACTGCATCAAGAATCAGGCTCATAGATTATCCAATCTCGTTTTATTCAAAAGAGGGGAAACAAGTTTTCTTGCTCCCCCACCTTTATTACGCTCCGGTTGCGGTAGAGCGATACCGAATGATGCTGAACGGGTCAACTACGCTGGTGCAAAGACGCTTTTCACCGTAGAACGTGATGAAACCCGGCAAGGTCTGGTCGTAGCGACGCAGAACCATGTTCAGACGGTCAACGATGGTATGACCACGGCTCCAATCACCGAAATACATCGGATACAGAGAAACGCCATCGTCAGTACCCGGCGAAGTCGGATTGTCGAGATATTTATTCACGACAACATCGAAGCCAAGCAAGCGACCAACAATGCCGGGGTATTCCAGCGGCGACATACGTTCAAAAACCGGAGTGCCGTTATCGTCAACCAGACCACGGATACCAGCCAGCATCAGCGGGTTAATTACAAACTTACAACCCGGAGTCCAATACTGCTGCGGCAGGTCGTGGATAAAGTTAATCAAGTCTTTGTAGCTGACATTGTTTACGGCAGTATCACCATTGGTAGTGATTTGGTCATACGTTGCAATGTCATGCAGACCAGACGAAGAACCCGTACCGCTAGTGCCGTAATCCGCGACAGAAATCGTGCCGCCAGCATAAGAAGCATTGTTGCCGCCGTATTGATTCAGGCCGCGCAGACCGTTAGTGCCGCCATAAGCCGCACCTGCATCTTGGTCGTCGTTCTTAATCATCGACAATGCTTCAACTTCCGAAAATTCAACCAGCATGTCCGAAACAACATTGCTTTCCAAACCGTCAATGTCATCCAGCGCAGCGGTACGAATTGGGAATTGCACGTTCAGGTCTTGCAGCGTCAGTTGCCAGATGTTCGTGGCTACAGTCGTTGCAGCGCCGTTGTTTTGAATGGTGTAACCCCACGCAGGGCCGGTATTGCCGGTTTTTGCGCGGAACTGATACGTTGCGCCTTCGGTCGATACATTACGCGAAACACCACGCATCGGGTTAGCAAGACGCAGAGCAACAAACATCGGGTCATAAGCGGTACGACCGCCAATGCCAGCGCCAGAGCCATTCAGGTCTGCCGCCTCTTTGATGTAGGCATCATACTGACCTTCATCTGCAAACATCTTGATTTCTTTTTCCATCGTGCGGCTGGATTTGTAGAAATCGCGCAGTTGTTCTTTTACCGACCGGTTTACATCTTCTTTGATACTTTTTGCGACTTTGATAACCGAAGGCGCTTGAATCGCGGCGACTTTGGCTTCCAGCGCAGCAACTTGCTCAGTTACTTGGGTTTTTACTTCTTCCAGCGACTTAGCAACTTCGCCCTTGATTTCTTCCACTTTGGCGACATTAGCCGCTTCAATGGCATCCAGCTTTTCAATGACTTCTTTCATGATATTCCTTTATTTAATGCGTTTGGAAATTTCCTTAGAAAGTTCACGCACTTGTAAAGCACGTAAAATTTCTTCGGCTTCGTGTACCACCGCATCAGCATCCCGCTGAGTTGGGGAATTCTCAAGTTCTACATCAGCATCCCGCTTGATGTATTCCCTGAGAGAACTAGACGCGGTGGCCGCATCTTTACGTGAAAACCCGGCATCCCGCAGGATTTTCTCGATTTTTCGCTCTGTTAATCCAGCAAATTCTAATTTGTGGATTTCAGCATTAGGATTGTTTGGATACATGACAACCGATACTTCACGAATACCACCTTTGGTAATCTGGAAGTAGGCTTCGTCAGATTGGTCTGGTTCGCCATCAGCATTAACCATCATGGCTTCTTCGGCATATGCACCGACAGAAACGCCACCAAACAAATTAGGAGATTCTTTGAGAACCGTATAAAGGTCTGAACCGCCTACGGTATTCGTATAAATACGACCGTTTGCAGTCATTCCTTCATTGTCAAAATTGAATTCTGTCCATTCACCGACAGGCATACCCATGTCGTTATGATTCAGAAACATTGGTAAAGGTTTTCCAGCTTCCGAAAACTCATTTACCCAAGATTGAAAACCCTCTGGCTTGTAATAGAATTTACGACCGTCTGCGCCTTCACGCGCACCCCAAGTCGTAACTCTAGCTTCAATCTTACCCGACGGACTTTGGCTTTCTTCCGCGCTTTGCTCCAGATTTACTTTTGCTTCGCAAACCAGAAGTAGATTTTTCATTGATTACCCCATTTTTAAGCGATTGATTATCGTCTGTTATCTTGTGGGGTTTTCTACTTGCGCCGAGTTTAACATCAGATTGACGAATCTGTGAAGTAAGTATAGACAACGCTTTTCTTAACAGATTCATGTCGTTCCAATATTCATGCGGCGAGTCTGATTACCGCCACCACCACCAGTATCTTGCGACCCACTACCGGGTATTGGTTCAGCAGATTTATCTATAGAAACCAATTCGTCAGCGCCTTCAATTTTGGCAATATTCAAATATTCACGCGCTTCATTGGGAGTCATAATCCCGGATTTAACGCCAGCAGTAACCAAATTCATCTGGTCAAGCGGAGCGCCCTTCAAGAATTCTTTGGTATCAAATCTTACGCATAAGTTAGGAAATCCCTTTAACAAATGCTGCTTTAACTTTTGCTCAATACTAATAACCATAGGGTACATGGTAGTTTTGTAGAATTCATCAAGCATTGTTTGGGTATTGTTGTATTTACCATCAGCAATACCAATCATCGCAGGAGAAACACCAAAAAGGCCGCAGATACGTTTCATGGTTTGCATCTTCAGGTTTGCTACATCGGCATCCTGAATAGTCAACATATCTACCGGCATATATTTCATGCCCTGATCAAGCAACATACCCTGACCAGCTTTACTTTGGTCAACTGCCCTAGAACCAGTCATTGCAGACCATGCTTCTTTTAATCTGGCCGCGATTTCTTTGTATTTGGCATCTGGAATTACTTGCTCAGTAACAAAAATACCCGAAGGCTTCGCACCATTCTGCATTACAAAATTGGCGTAAAGGTCAATGTCTTGGTCTAATGCAACAAGTTCTGTTGCTAAGATGCCTTTATTGAAACCGCTGGAACCTTGCCACGCAGCTTCTTTAATGTGCATGACTTGATGTGCGGCAAGCGGTTCATCTTTGCTAAACCCGTATGAGGGAGTAGACAAGCGATACGAAGGATAGCGAGTAGCAGTCAGAATAACCGAGATTAAAGTCGAATCAAGGTTATACATTTCAATCGGGGTTTGAGTTGAATCTTTTTGGTCTTTACGCCACCAGAGAGTAAACGATTCACCTGCAATGTCTTGCCACATAGACCATTGATACCAGAACTCATATTTGCTCTGAAAATTGTTTGGTTCTTGCAGAAGATTTAATACTTGTTTTGCTTTGTTCTTATCTCTTGCGCCTACTTTGTCGCTTTTTAGTGCATCAACAAAAGTGCCATCGTCAACTTTATACATAATTGAAACGGGGAGTTGAGATAACGCTCTTGCTTTAAGTCCGACGCACGACATAATCGTGCTATTGCGAGTTAGCAGGGATACATCAACCTGCCTTCCGGCAACAGTATTGCTTGAGGTGGTTACATATAAAAGTTGAGATGCGGTAGGCTGTCTATTCGCGGTCGAATAAATAACTTGATTACCAAGTTGCAACTGACCAAGAACAGTATTGGCTTCGTTTTGGGTTTGTTTTTTCTTACTGAAAATATCTAAAATTCCCATGAAACCCTCCGATTTTCACGGATTATATATCAAAAACTTCTGAAACCATATGAAGTATTAGCAAATGGATTGTCAAGAGCGCAATGAAACGCCATAATCATTGCAATAATTCCGTCAACTTTTGCGGAAGTATCAGCAGAATTCTTCCTGATTTTCTTATTTCCGTTTACATCCTCGTAAACTTCACAGTTTCCAAGCTGCCACAAAACAAACGGGTCATGGTCGTGGGAAATAGATTTACTCAGGATTAACTTTTCAACGTGCTTTGACGGATTGTTAAGAACAGACATTCCCTGCCCGATTTTCTTTACTGGTAAACCGTTTTCATACAATTTACTAACTAAAGCTGCGGCGTTCCATGCGTCAAAACCAATTTCTTTAGCAGTATGCTTTTCTGCTTGCTGGCGAATAAACACTTCAATCTCAGCGTAGTCTGCAACATTACCTTCTGTTAATTTTAGCGTTCCACGTGAAACCGCTTGCAGGAAAATAGGTTTGTAATGACTAGGAATAAAATCTAAACTTTCTTCCGGCAAAAAAAACATAAACTCCGCGTGATACTTTTCCTCGTTATACCTATGTAAAGTGCATACCGCGTTCAAATCTCTAGTTGCCGCCAAGTCAAACGCAATAAACGTCGCTTCCGGGTCTTGTTCTGGTTTACCTTTTGTCGCAGTTTCCCAATGTCCAGTGTCAATCCACGCAGAGTTGGCCGAGACATAAACATTAAACGTCTTGCACAAAAGCTCATTAACAGACGATGGCTTTGACTGAGCCTCTTTAACTCTTTGCTCAATGGCTTCCGCGTTAATTGATATTCCATGCATAGGATTAACTTTTGCCCAATTCTTTGGGTCTTTCCAATCATCGCCTTCATCCAATCCATAAAGTAAACCAAACCAGCGCGGGTTATCTTCGCACTGACCTGTAAGCATAGCTTTTAGATATTGAAGATTCTCAAAGAACAAAGTCTCTTTAGTAAACGACGCGGTAGTAATGTAAATCCGCAAAGGGTTTTGCCTTGCCACCATACCCGAATGGATAACCTCAATAGAGTTCCGTTCGGTAATCTGCGCCGCTTCGTCAATAATCGAAACCGAGGGATTTTTACCGTCGCCAGTTTTTTTACTGTCTCGACTTAACGCAGTAAATTTAGATTGGCTATCGTCAGCCTTTTTTACTTCATTACGATAGACCGTAAACTTTGATGCAATCTGCGCCGGTAGTGATTCAATAATGCCTTTAGCAGTATCAAATACAATGCTTGCTTGAGTCCTATCAACTGCGGTGCAATATACCTCTGAACCAACTTCACCAAAAAGGAGTTCATAAAGTGAAATGATTGATATAAGAGTTGACTTACTAGCCTTGCGAGGGATAAACAAAATAACATCTTGAACCATCCTTATAGTTGGATTCTTTTTATCCCTGAATCCGTAAATCGCACATAACAAAAGAATTTGGAATGGTATTAACTCCATATTCTTTCCCGCAATCGGGCCTTTAACGTGCTTTACATGGGATACAAATCGAAGAACATGCTCAACATATTCCGGCCTGAATTCCCATCGCCATTCTTTATTTTCTAAATGATTAAGAAACCGCTGACACGCAAGCTGAACATCCTTGCATACGTCAATGTTTCCTAGTGAAACTTCCCTAGCGTACTGAACTCCATCTTCCCATTTCATGCGACTTTCGGCCCTTCAAGTAATTCGTCAATTTCATTAGGCGCAGCAGACTTTTTTGGTCTGCCACTTGGAACAAGACCAAGCATAGTTAATAGCTGCATAACCCTAGCTAATGAACTATCCCGAACCTTTTGATTGGGGTTTGCCATTCTAGCGCCATTGTTTGCGAACTCAATTAAATCTTCCGCAAGCAAAGCCTTTGCAGCCTTAACGTAAGTATCCATCTGGTCTGAGAGCATCGTAATTAAATGTTCGTCAAACTTAACGTCTTGTCGGTAGGCGTTAATCATGGCTTGCGCGACCTCTCCCGCAAAGATTTCTTTAT